ATATACTTCCGAAGGAAGTATATTTTGTATAATTATAATCTGAGTTTATTCTTTGAGTCGCTTTGCGAATCAAAGAATAAACGTCATTCATAATTATAGTAACGAATAATTCCAAAGGAATTATTCATAATTTCTTTTTCCATAGATAGAGGATTAGAATGAGCATTGATCGTATGGCTGAAAAGAATATTACGGAAAGTCGTAGAAATATGCAGGATCCATCAAAGGGTCCTGTGTGCCCCTTATGGCATTGGGATGCTACGGCAGTGACGCGTCATATCTTGCCTCCGAAAGAGATTGAACGACCAACCCTGGCAGAAGATCCTAGATCCTCAGTAAAAAACTGTACCCGATACAGTCCCTATGAGTTTACAGAAGGGCGTGGGCATGTTCCATTGTTTCCTGGTGGAGCTCCTTCCATCTCTATGCCATATGAACAATACATGGACAATGTGCAACGAGAAAGTGATCTGTTTCGCCTGGATGAAGAATTAACCCGTTGCCCGCAGCGTCGGTATATTCCGACCAATCCTGCCTTGTACAAACAGGAACCCCTTCGTGCAACTCCCTTGAAAACGCATTATCCGAAACCGTTGGAGGTTCCACACCCAGCGGGATGTCGTGAAGCCGATGATCAAATTGCTGCTGCACGATCCAATCGCCTTTTTTTCAATCCTACCCGTTATGATCGTATGTACACCCCTCGCCAAGATCAAGCAAAGAATGCACTTGTATATCCTAAGGGACAATATGCTTAGTTTTTATTCATACTATGAGTACTGACTATTTTTTATCAACCTAAGTAGAATGCATAAAACTAGAAAAAACTCAAAATCAATGAAAGATCATATTCGTACATTTCTTATGGAATACTATAATGAACCAATCATCTGCGATGGATCGATTCGAATAAATGATAAATCTTACAAGTATAAATTATTTAATACCCTTGGATTAATTGAACTTATTCGTCATAATTCATCGTTTACAAATAGGTTAGAACAGGCAATTAAACTGTATAGAAAGAATGATACGTTTGAAATTTCAGATTTAGTTACAGAATATATTTATTATCGATCCGATCATATTACATTATACTACATAGTATATAATGCAAAGGATATTGTAAGTACAGTTCGATTTTATTTACAGGAAGCTAAAAAAACTGCTTATTTTAATATGGTGTATACAAATCCAGAGTATCGAGGTCAAAAAATATGTCAGACAAATATCCAAGCATTGATTGATTCATCAAATAAAACAATCAAAACATATGAGTTAGAGGTAGATACAAATAATCCAGCCGCAATTAAATGTTATGAAAATGTTGGATTTAAGAAAGTGAAGACATATGAATTAGAAAAAGATCATTCTTATTATTTAATGAGATTAAAATCCAATATAGTAGAATGAGCAATTTATACCGGCTATCCCCTGTCTTGTGGGAAGGAACAGGAAATGGCTATGGCACGGCACAGACGGTCTATGCCATTGATCGTGTTCCCCCTCCTCTTGCAGCATTTATTACCTGTACTACCCGTGATACGAGTGATCCGGCAGCTTACTGGGATTCTAGACAATTCAATCGCCTCAAATCATTGGATCCGTACAATGTTAGAGGTGGAATCAGTTGGTTTAATTTACCAACATGGTTGTCCTTTGCTGCATCGTACGGCTATACAGTCAGCCCACTTACCAAAGAGCTAAATCCCTTTACAGATATTTATATTGTAGGAGAGTGAGCCTTTCCTTCCAACGTACTTACCCTGGATGCCAACCGATCAATTAAATCAAACGCCACAGGGATTAGTTTGGGATAGTTCACAAGTTTGATTCCATTGCGATCTGTCATGACACATTCGGGTAGATAGGTTTCAACGTCTTGTGCAATTAATCCCATATCTTCTTTTCCACTCTCTCGCCAGGTAAATTTTTGAGCCTGTAAGGCAGGAAGTAATTCAAATCCATAGTGAGCAGGTGTAATATGATCTTTCAATGTATAATCAGAATAGGTCAGTACATTTTCGGCATAAATAATTCCATTTACTTCCAGGGCAACACTGGGACTCGATGTTCCCAAATTGATTCCCACAAAGTTAGTGGAGGTATCAAAGGTAAAAATGGGATCGACATCTCCCATAATGGTGGAGGTGTAAAAGGAGGAGGTACGGACCTCTCCTGCAACATATACATAGCCGCCAAGACCGCTTTCAATCCCCACTTGAACTGTATTTACAAAGATGGAACTAACACTCAAGCTAGACCCAATGGCAGTACTAAAATTCAAGCTATTCACATTAATGGAAGAGGTATTAATTTCAGGACCTCCTCCTCCTCCACTGCTAATATTAATACTACTCACAACCAAGGAACTAATGACCATGGAATCTGCAAAACTAGAAATAAAACTAGCAAAATCGCTGACAATAGAACTGATCATGGCAGTCGATGCCATAATACAATTTCCAGTTGCAGTACTAAACTCTAAAATACCGGTGCTGATATATCCCGTATAAATAGTGGAAAGACTAATGGAGGAACCAACAACTCCTTCACCGGCAGGACCGGTGGGACCGCGATCACCTGGTGCTCCAATCCCACCGGTTGGACCGGTGGCACCATACCCTGTAGGACCGGTGGGACCGATGGTTCCTGTTGCACCCGTCGGTCCACCAACCGTTCCATTTGCATAAATGGAGACAGATCCATTTGCATTGCTAAAAAAATCAATACCAGCTCCTGCTTCAAATTGAAACGTATTATAGGCATTTGATGCGACTGTGCTGAAGACAGTTGTACCTGATGAAAAACTCATAGCATTGTACGATCGTAATACTGTGGATGTAAATCCTGAAATATCACTCCAATAAGTTCCACCTCGTCCATCTGCATAAAGAATCTGATTTGCCGGAATTGGCATGTTTGTATCTGTACGAAAATTTAGATTACGAACAATAATACGATCAAATTCTTTATTTTGTTCTACCTTTCGTAAAGTTTGAAGTGTTGTAATCATTTCCTACCTTATAATAGAAAAAAAGAATTAACATCGTATTAATTCTTTTCCATGGAGGCGACCTATATAAGCTCCTTTTCGTTCAGGATCCAATGGATCTTTTGAAATATTCGCAAGGTATACCTCTCCATTCTTTGTAACAATACAAAATACGTTATCAATTATGTCTAGCCATTCTTTTTTATTAGTTGAACTTGTAGAAGATATTCACTTTTTTGCATCCTTCTTCGTCACCTTTCGGTTACCAGCGGCAACCACGGGAGCGGGTGTCTCCTCCTCTGCAGGAGTAGGAGCAGGTGCAGGTGCAGGTGCAGGTGCATCTGCTTTTCCCTTCTTCGGCTTCTTTGCAGCCTCTGTAGTAGAGGCAGCAGGAGAGGCAGCAGGAGATACTTTTGAGGGAGGAGGAGGGGCAGTAGAGGCTGCAGGACTTGCTGCCTTCGGCTTTCGTGCCTTCTTCTCCTTCTTTGTAGACTCCGTACCAGATTCTGCAGAGGACTCTGCAGAAGATTCTGCAGAAGATTCTGCAGAGTCCTCTGCATCCTCCTTTGTAGAAGGTGCAGCCGTTGAAGGATGTGCAGTATTCCATGCCAAAGAGAATGCTTCATATTCATCTTTGTGAGAATCTTGATATGATTTTGCAAAATTCTTTCGAAAGACCATCACTGGCATCGGCTTTCCATTCTTTGCAAGCTTTTCCGATTCAGGAAGAGATGCAACATAGGATGTATAATTTGATTCATGCTTTGCCATACATTCCGTTACCCATGCATTTGCAAGAGTTTCTGCTTTCTTAGCACGAGGAGTTGGCGCAGGTTTCTTAAGTTCTTCTAACACAAGACTGGGATCCACTCCCTTCTTATCACAAGTGGAGCGGATTGATTTAACAATCGCTTTGACTAGCTTTGCAACGGACTTGGGGTCTGATGAACTCATTTCTTTCTTCGGTGGTATACTATATATCTTGTAAAATGAAGATTTCTCAATTTTTATCGAAAATCCCTATGAGCGCTTTGCGCTCATAGGGATCCACGATTAAAAATTAGTGGTTTTCAATCTCAGCGCAAAGCGCTGAGATTGAAAAGTACCAATTTTTATCGAAAAAATAGATAACCCCATCAGCGCACAGCGCTGATGGGGTTATCTATTTTCACGATGAAATATTCCGTTGCAGGGCGTCCATCCCTCTGGGATGGACTCCCTGCTAGCAATTTTTATCGAAAATCTCTACGAGCGCTTTAAAATACATGTCCATAATAGGGATGGACTTTTTTACAATTGTTGTTATATTACAAGCTGCAAAAGAAATTATAATGTTTCCCATCTATGTATACTACAATATAGTTCCAGATTATATGAAACCAAAATCAAAATTCTATACATTTTCAGTTCCAAATATGGATACAATTATAAGCATGCTTCCCTTTTTATTATTTGGATTGCTATTTCTTACCGCTTTTTTTGCAACCTATATCTCTTATCAACGTGTTCTCTTTGCTCCCGATATGAGCTCCTCCAATCCTCTTTCTTGGACGGGTGCAACGACTTAAAAAAATGATGCATCTATATGTTAGAGTTTCAGCTTAAAAGATGACCACAATCCAACTTGTTCGTGCAAGTGTGAAAGGAATTGTGTATTTAATTGAACCAACCTCTGGAAAAGTATATACCTATGTACCCGAAGCACCTCTCTATGTCGGACAGTTAGAACTCTGTGATGATAAACTGACAACCAGTAAATCAGATGGATGTTTAGCTGGATGTCGTGTACGCTATCGATCCGATCTCAAAGATGCTATTACAAAATATGCCTCTCGATAGAACATATTATAATCGAATAAGTTTCAAGTCTAATGCAATTTTCTCATAGGCTAATCGGTCTTCGTCTGAACCAAAATTCCATTTATACACGTGAGTTGCATTATATGTACTGACGTTGATATACATAGATAGATCGGCGTTTTTTCGGACTCGTTCTCCCTCCGTCATACTTGTACTCAATAATAATCCGTTGGAAGGCTGAGAAAATTCATATCCCACCCTTGTATAAATTGTACTTTGTTGGACAAATTTATTTCGTTCAGGAGTGAAATCAAGCGTTGGATATTGCGCTTGATGAAGACTTCGTCCACGATTATAATCTGTCAGATCACTTGCCTGTAAGAAGGCATACCATCGGGTTCCAAAATTTCCAGCATTCATTTTACTACGAACTAAAAAATCATTATTTTCTACCATTTCAAACATATTCCATTGCCGACGAAGAATATTAATCTCCGCCGGTGTTTTATATTTATACCAACTGGCATTAAAGGGGTATTGGGTTCGGCTCATCCTATTTAGGACTTTCTTTCGTGGAAGATGTTCCAACCTCAGTCTTTAACCGTTCTAAATAAAG